GATGGCAGGAGAGTTTGCTGTTGGTGCGCTTCCTTATGCCATGACTCCCGAGGGGATGAAGGCGGCAGAAGCCTATCGCTTGCAGGTTCTAAAGAATGAAGGTGCCGCTCAACGCGGTGGTTCGGCTCGGCCAGTTCCGTACTATCCCGGCGCGGTGAACATCAAAACTGCTTCGTCGATGATCGATCAGGGCATCCAATTCAACGGAGAAGATGGGAATCCTATCGACGTGTCCAAGATTCCCGAGGGTTCCATCCTGATTCCGGTTTATCTTGGGGGCGGAAAATCGTATTGGAGTATTGGAACAGACAAGGGGCGCTACGAGACAGCCGGTAATCAGCGTATGCTTGAACCTTCCGTGGGCGGTCCCAATCCTGAAGCGCCGTCGCTCGGCCCCGTACGTGTTCCAAGCTCAACCACGCGCACGCAAACCTCTCCCGGTGGGGGGCAGGTCGTCACAGGAACAAGTACAGTCATACCGCAGAACAGCGGCATTCCGGCGACGACCCCACACGGGTCCACCCCTCAGAGTGAACCTACACTTCACACTCGACCACAAGGAAAAGTTACGCAAAAACTACAGGGGCAAGCAGACCTCAGCCGTGGAAAAAGTATCCTTCCCGACATTCAGAACATGACTCCGCAGAACGCAGCAGCGGCTCGGAAATCTCAGCCTGCGGTATCTGCCCTCCTTGGACTCTACGGAGATCCGCAGAGTCCGCAAGCACCTTCGATGGTAGAATTCGCTCCACTTGCAAACGATCAACATGCGCAGCAGGTTCTCGGAGAGGCATTCAAGTTGCTCGATCAGAGTATGGGAGAGATTTCCGATCCTGGAATCATTCAGACTCTCGGAACAGCAGCGGGTTGGGCAAACTTTCGTGCATCGGCGGAAGCGGGTGCCCAACAGGCTACGGGAACGCAGATGACGAAGCAGGAACGGGAATACTTTGATACAGCGATTGCATCAATGGCTGATATTATCGGTTCCCGGTCTGCAACTGGACAGTCTCCAGCGCGGTTCAGCGTGAAATCGATTCAGAACGAACTCCCTCTGATCGGTCTTTCTGGTACTCCTGATTCTGAAAGCTATCTGACGAAGATGCAAACTATCGGTCGCCAGATACGAGTTGGATTGAACGCTGTTCCGGATAATTCCCGTGCGCTGGCGTGGCTCGACAAGCGGGAGCATGAGATTGGTTCGCAGAAGGGTAATAAACCATCTCAAGGAAAGGCCATCGTCCAACATTCTCCAAGTACTGGCCAGTACCGATATTCGATGGATGGGGGGTCCACATGGCAGATGGGCAAGCCTCCAAGCCAGTAAGCGACTGGCAAACCGTAGAACCGAATGATTGGCAGGCAGCGACTACTGAGGAATCAGAGCACGCTCGGCAACTTGCGCCATCGCGGCCTATTAGTCCAACGATTACCCCACAGCGCACGTCATCCGCACTGGACAAATTCCTTGCTCCATCCGACATGACCGGCAACGATCCGAACACGCTAAAGGGATACGGAAAAACATGGGGAGAGGCCTTGAAGGGAGCGGCTCAAGGTATCCGTCAATTTATTACCACCCCACTACCTGGAACAGATGGCAATCCCATCATTTGGAATCCTGTTGCTCAGGCCAAGAAAAACATCTCGGGTATTGAGGATCTAGCAAAAACAGCCAAGGAAAATCCTAATTATGCGGCTGGACTAGTGGCTGGTCCAATGCTTCTCACGCATACACTTACGAAGTTGTTATCTCCTGCCGGAATGGCTGCAAAACTCACTAAGGGAAGTGGAGGCATGGCGGAAGACATTGAACCGACCGTAAATGATCTTCGCGCAGTGACCAAGGAAGTAAATCCCGCCACAGGGAAAGCCTTCGGTACTCCCCGGACCGTACAGGACTTCATCGATCACGTTTCAGTAGCCGAGGGAAAACTAAACAAAGAATACGCGAATGCTCTTGGCCCCCATGCTAATGACCCGGGACCGGTGACCGCCAATGGTACATTCCCCGTTGCCGATGCAATCCGCGCACTTAAAAACAAACTAGGCGATACCACCCCTCAAGATAAGGCAGCTCGCGCATATATTGATCAGATGGCCTCTCATTTCGAGAAACCTCTTACACTGGACGAATTAAACCGTCAGCGCATATCGGCCAATGGCAGACTTTATTCTTTTGAAAACAAGTCAGATGTGGCTCAATATGCGAGCGCGGGAGCCAATGCGGGTACAGCGGTAGACAAGGCAATCGCTAATTCGGTGAGAGATACCGTGTATCCCGTGATGGATAAATTGGCGGGAAAGCAAGATGGATATTTTCGCGATCTTCAGGGAAGAGTAGGTAATCTGTTTCGCCTGCAGAGCGATGCGAAAGAATATGCATCCGCAGTTCATCAGAAATCGATGATTGCCAAGGGAAGCACTCCGATGCAGAGACTTCATCCGGGCGCGTCAGTTTCTGCGAGTGGCGGCGTTCATGGATTTTTGTCGAATATCCAATCTGCGCTCAAGGCTCCCAACCCCGAAGCGGAGGCCAATTCGGCAATCCGTTCCGCATATGGCATACGTCAAAGACTTCAACCTCCACCTGAAGTAATGAGCCAACCAATCACTGCTCTTATGACGGCAACGATGCCTGAGGGTCCGGTTTACAAACTACTGAAAAGTCTTCGCGATGAACACATCAATAATCCTCAATAGCATAGATCGCTGCGAACGCCTGCCCTACCTGTTGCAGCGGTGGCAGACTCCCGCCATACGTCCCATAGAAGCACTGTACGAATCCATCGAAGCCGGTCTGATCTCGGCAAGCAAAGAGCCTTGGATAGTAGCGGAACAGGCACTATACGACCTGGCGACGACGCGCGGAATCGATTCAAACCAGACCGATCTTCTCGGGGAAGCTGAGCATCTGGCATCCTTGGTTTCGTTTATCACCTACATCCTGCGCCCGGGTGGACCCTGGAAGCGTCCAGAACCTATTCCCCTACCCAACGGCACTCCCTGGCACCCCGGCGCGTTCCTGAGTCCATCCGAGAGCCATCTACGCAGGGTTGTTCTGTGCTCCCGATGGGATGCTTACAGGATGGTTGAGGAGGAGCACGACTGGAGAACGCTGGAAGGTTCGATTTATGGCGTTCCGATAGATTTGGTTGTGATTGTCCTCGGGCAGGAGCGCGACGGGCGCAGACATGGGCCTTTATCGAGAGCCTACCGGCATCCCGTATCGAAGACGCTGCGCTTCAAAAAGAGAGACGGTGAAGACTTCGGATCGACGTGGGAGCGCGTATGGCGAGAGCGAGACAAGGCCACACGCGAAGAATGGTTAGATGCACTTGCCGATGATGGCGTGTTGCCCGATGTGGTCCAGATTCACAGCGTTCCGGTTTCTGGTCGTGATTGGTGCAATATCGCACTAAAAAAACTGGAGCGGATCATGGAAGCAAAGGAGCCACCGGAAGAGTCCTCTTCGATGTGTTTTGATCGTGTGCGGCCTTGCGCCTTTCGTGCCTGTTGCCCAAAGGGAGAAGAGCCATCAGAAGCATCCGGCTTCGTCCGGTTACATCATGCCGCCGATACCGCGCCGTAACTCGTCGGCGAATCCAACAGCAAATTGTTCATTTGTCCGGTTCTGCGGCTGTGGAGCCTGTGCCGGTTCGGAACTGATGGAGCCAAGAGACTGAGGTATCTGCATCAGAGGAGCAGGAGTAGCGTAAAGAGGATTTGCCATTGCAGCCGGACGATTCTCCAGTTGCGCAATCAGCCCGATGCGATATTGCACCTCTTGTTCGATGCCCTTCAACTCACCCTCAGCGGCCTGAAACTTGCTCTGAGCCAGAAGGTAGGCTGCATGAGATTCGGTGAGCCGTGAACGGGAATCGTTGCGCTGAGACACTAGTTCTACCACCTGAGACTGGAGAGCTAGAACGGCAGGAGATGGAGGTACGGGAGCGGCGGGTACCACCGGAGCTGGAAGGGCCTGCCCAGCGGCAATTGCATGTAACGCTCGTAGCTCATCGATCCCATTGGCAACTTCGGGAAGTGCTTTGCGTTCTGCCCAACGCGCTTTTAGCTTGTCGGAAAGTGCCTTTTTGCCAGCTGCGCTCATCTTTCGTTTCTTGGTTTTCGAGGTAGTGTTCGCGGGTGGTTCGGAGGTGATGACGGTATCATTCATGCAAAAAATGATAATACTAACCACAAGTAAAGTATAGAAATAAATGATTCGGTAGGGTATGCTTAGGTCGTATCCTCTGTATTACTTGCTTTCACCCGCGATGGACGGCCTCGGAAAATGAGGCATAGATGCTCAAGTGGATTATCCTGGCATTACTGCCAGCCGTGACAGTTTCCTCGCAGACTGGACCTATAAGCGGGTTTTGTGAGCAGGGAGCCGCGCAGACTCAGGTACTTGGAAGCAAGTCCATAAACTACAGCCAAGGCGTCATTCCATCGTGCCGGGTTGCCATCTATCTTCATGGATTGAGCGCAGTACAGAGCGCCACGTATCAAAGCGGTGGGTCGATATCCGGTACTTCGGGACAATCATGCGTGGCCACTTTCAACGGTGGTCAGACCAACGGAACCGGAATATTTACCCTCACCGCCAACAACACGATAGCGGTAGGAACATCAGCATCTATTCCTTCTCCAACTGGAACCTACACAACCGCTCCGACCACAGCGACACTTTCCAACGGAACAGCGGTATGTTCTGGAACTGCAAACGTTACGGCCAGCATCACTCCAGCCGCAGCAACAATTTACGCCGATCTAAATAACACCCCAAAGTCCAATCCATTCACCGCATCCAATACCGGACAATTTATCGCCTATGCGACAGGTGGAATCCTGTACGATGTGACGCGGAGTGGGGGAATACCTCCGAATAGCTATACTTCTCCGCTTACAACTACCGTACTCGTTCCCCCTCCCGCTGGTGGCGCGTGCTCGGGTTGCGCTATTCTCACCACCACCTCTTCGCAGGTATTCAATGGTCCTCTGACGATCCCGACAGCTACCATCGGTACTCTGATACCTGGAAGCGCGGTTACTTCTAACTACCTGTGGACATTCAATCAAGGCATACAGTTAAGCAACAATGCACCGATTGTCGCCGAAAGCGCCAACGGTTCCGCCTGTAATCTTGCGTACGTTGACGTGAGCAATAATTATTACTTTGGAGATGTAAACAACTGCTACTCAGGTAGCGGTTTTTGGATGAATGACGGTGCTCCATCACTGACATTTACATCCGGAGCCGTGACTTTCAATAAGCCTCCAGTGTTCGGATCGTTCATTTTGAATGGATCACAGAGCATGACCGCAGTGCAGGGGAGTACGGCGACCAAGGTTATGTCAGCTACGGGTACATTCACCCCCGGAGATTGCGTCAAGGTTGCGGCAGATGGTAGCGCTCAGGACTCAGGAGCTGGCTGTGGTGGTGGTGGTGGCGTGGTCAGTTCTTTGACGACTTCGGGAAGCAGTGGCGCTGCTACGCTTGCGGCTGGTGTTCTTAATATTCCGGTGTACACGGTTAGCGGTGTTGCTGATGTAGATGTAACCATTTCGTCAATCACGATTGCAGCAAATAGTTCCTTTCCACAATATCCAGCGTCGGCGAACACGTTCTCAATGCCCGGTGTAACCACGGCGATGGTGGTTTTATGTGGTTTCTCTGGTGACCCAGTCATCACTACCGGTTGGGGTCAGGTTGGAGGTTTGAAGATCAGTCCATGGGTATCTTCGAACGGTACCGTATCTTATCGCATTTATAACCAGACTGGCGCATCTATCACCTCGGGAAGCACTGCTCTTAGGTGCATGGCTCAATGAGGATTGTACTCACATTGCTTCTGGCTATTTGTGGAGTTGCGCGGGCACAGGTGGGAGCGTCAGACAATCAGGCATATACCACCGTAGCTCCCCCACCTCCCACAGGAGCGATCACTTTCTCTCCAGTAGCGGGAACCTATACCGGATCGCAGACGGTAACCGTATCGACCACAACCGGAAGCGGAAGCGTGTTTTGTACGAACGATGGGACTCTGGCTAACGCCGCTGCTACATTCATAGGCACGGCTCCGGCATCCGGTGGAGCGGCGGGGACAATCACCGTGTCATCTTCGCAGACCATCAATTGCCAAGTAGTTACCGGGGCTGTTACACATCAAAACCTGCAAGCATCCTCGGCTGGATGGAAAGTCGTCATAGCGACATGCACGGTGGGAGGAGTCAACGTATGCAACCATGGAACCCCGACCGCGACATCTGGCGGCGGTGTCGGTAGCTCGGTCCCGACCACTTGGACGTATACGTGGGGAAGCGTTCTTTCCCAGAGCATTACCGCTCCCGCATTTGTGCAGATTCTAGCTCCGTTCTCGGGATCGACGAATGACGGAACGGCTGGACAACAGCTTATGATCGTGCAGCGTAAGATTGCGCAACCCATAAATAGTGCAGCTACACAGAATCAGGAAGCAGACTCGCAAGCCATCAATTCCACATGGAAGATAGCTGGTCAATCCATGAAGCATAACGTTGGCCTTCAGTGCGAACAGGCTCCTGATACGGGTTGCCCTGGACACTGGGCCATCGGTGGAGGAAACGCCAGCAATCAAGATCACTGGTTTTGCACGTCGATCAATACTGGATGTCCATGGACAGACGGAACAAAGGTTGAATTTGCCACACAAGCCCACTGGACCAATGGAGATACGGGCTGTGGTGGGTACGGTTGCATGTATATCGATTGGCTGGAAACCAATGGAATTAGAAACGATCTGAGCCACACACAATTTGTTTCAGGATTCCCGCTCGGGGCGGTATCTAATGAGCTTGTGACTTGGCCCTCGTTTATGGGGTCTCAGGACCAGCTTGACATGTACAACACGGCAGCGACTATACAGCGGCAGGTGACCTACGCCAACGTGACAGTTGCAATTTACTCAGCCACGCCGATACTTGGTTCGGCTGCTTACGTGATTCACTGAGGGTGATATGAGAAAGATCGCACTGATACTCGGATTATTTATATCTTTACCGCTCTGCGCCCAGACTGCCGCCATAAGCGGGTATTCAACGCTTGGGGGAACGCAGGCGAAGACTCAGGGGTTGAATTCCACCAACTACCTTCAGGGAATCATACCGCACGCCACCATAACGGTTTTACTTACCGGGACGCAAACAAAGGCCACGATATACTCGAATGGTTCCAATACTCCTCTATCTAATCCTTTTACCTCCAACGATTCAAGTTCATCCAATCCTGGCGGGTGGGTTTTTTGGGCATCTACCACACAGGCATATGACATCGTCGCAAGCGGAGGTATACCTCCCAACACTTACCCTTCCCCTGTTCCTATTTGCGTGGACTGTTTCCCCGGCAATCAGGTTAGCTTTTGCTTAAATGGATGCACGCTTACCGGACAGTTGAATAGTACCTATACGGGAACAGATACGTTTTTTGGGGGGATTACAGCGGCTAATATTTTGGCTCCAAATGTGGGAAATATCATTCTTGCGGATGGTTGGTCAGCCGGTGTGAATGCGGGAGCGTGGAGCAGCGCTACCACATATCCATCATGCAACGTGGTAAGCTACAGCGGAAAAACCTACGTATCCACCGAAACAACGAACAACATACTACCGGGAACAGGTGATAGCGCCAACGCGGGAGCGCACGCCTATGATTGGCTGCTAGTACGCAGCGACGGAGTGACTTACACACCGGCTGGCTGGATGTGCGCGGACTATGTTCTCATTGGAAATGGGGAACGCGCCACGATAGGAACTGGTAAAAATGGAGGCACTAACTACACTCTCCTGTTCGGTTCAGGCACGTACACAGCGACCAGTGGAGCATTTTTTATCTCCGACCCGGCTCCGATGTTCAATGGAATAGCGGCCCCTAATCGCATTACGGTTAATCCCGCAGGAATGGGGAAATCCGCTACACACATTGTCGCCGCAGGATCATGGCCTGCCTATACCACGTCGACATCTGTTATCCCCGGTTACACTATCCCGACTTCATTCCCGACCGGACTTATCGAGTCACCAATTCAAGCGGGTGCATCCGTAGGCGGCCCAAACTATGCTCCCAAGGTCTACAGTCTTGTAGGAATTGACGTGAACGCGAATCAGATTGCGCCCTATGCAATCGATCTGAAAGGCTTTGCGATTAACGGGTATATTGCGGATGTGCAATACGAGCAAGGAACCGTTGGGAATGCTCGGCTTGGCGTCAACAGCAGCAATACGGATACATGGATTAGCAGCCCAACTATCGTTGGTTTCACGGATAATACGCAAGATGAGGTAGTCGGTGGAGCGTTCCTTACAGTATCAATCTCGGGCGGTGTTCCAACTGTTGGATTCGGCGTACAAATTGCATCATCTTCCCTGGGAAGCGGCTATCCTACAACTGGCACTGAGCCGTGTACGGTCAATGGTGGGACGTTCACGGCACAGGCCACTTGCTCTGCTACAGCTAACGGATTCGGTGGCGTAGCTATCGCAATAACTAGCGCTGGAACCTATAGCACGGCCCCGACTTCGATCAGTTTCACGTCCTTTGGCTCTGGCTCAGGCGCTGGCGCAACGCCTGCAATATCTTCCGGGTCAGGCTATCCTGCTAACACGCAAGTTGTGTTACAAGGCACGCAGGGCGGAACTTCTCCAGTTCCCTGTACAACAATGCCGACTGCCAGCACGCTTTATCCAGAGGGGAGCGTAACCCCGACTTTATCTGGTGGTGGCGCTATCACGTTGACGGGATGGCAGACGACAACAGGGGCATCCGGTTGCGTGGGGCCGATGATGGCGTGGGCGTCTTCAGTCTATCCTGTAGCTATCGGAACAGACTTCAATTGGGTCTCAGACTTCACTCATGGAGGGGGGCTGTTCGGCACGTCTGGATCTGCTTGCACTTATCGATTTATGCATGGCAACAATAAAATCAGCGGTATCCATTGGCAAGGTGGCGGCCAGTACGGACTCTGCAACTATAACAACAATACTATTGATGGTTTCAACGCAGGAGAGCAGAGGCAAGGGAGTATCTTCACTACTACGCCGATACAGGTAGACCATGGCTCGGTGGGTTACACAATTTCCTTCCCTTACCATGCTTTTATAACGCAGGTTGAGTTCGCGGCGAACACTGGCACTGTAAATGGGACAGCGGTAAATGGTACATCGATCAGGGATACGATATGTTACTCAAACCCCGTATCTCGTAATAACCTTGAGTATCATAGCATCCTTAATTACGCAAGTAGCGGAACAACCATCCTGTCTCAAACTAGCGGATCGGGATATGCGGGACCAGGATATGTCGTAGTCAGTGGCGGTAGCCCTGTAAATCCTAATACCATCGCAATAATCAGCGTTAGCGTAGACAGCAGTGGTGCGCTACACTTCTCAAACAACCAACCAGGTTCGTATCTTCCCGGATCAGCCACGCCGACAATATCACTTGCCGGATTTACGAGTGGGAGTGGAGCCTCAGCGACACTACAGCTTCAATCCCCGAATTTCCAGATTTGGGACTCACCGGCAGATACATTTCCAAGCGATGTCCACAACCTGGCGTATTGTGGACCATTCGGAAGTGGATCGACCATAGAGAGCACTGCCGCGCCTGCCACTTTCAATGGCATCGTGAATCCGATAACACAGACGATAAACACTAGAACACTGGGAGTTACCGGCTCGGTTGGCTATAATCCTCAGATCACACAGACTACAGTAAACACTACGGATAACGGAGATGGGATAATTAGTGGATCATGGACAATCTTAGCTAATAGCGCTTCATCTCAATTAACAAGCCGTCTCGGAAGCCTCTTTACATCAAACCAGCTTACTGGCGGTGGAGCACTAGTGAATGGCTATGGATTAAATCTGAGCTTAGATACGATTGCGGGAACCACAACAAGCCAATACTTCGATTTTTTTGTGACCGATGCAGGGCGTAGAATGCTCGGTACAGTCGTGAATCGTCGTGGTTATGGATGCGATACAAACGCCAACGTGCAGGGAACTCTTTCTTGCTTTCGAGATCTCAGTACTGGAACCAATTGGACTAATGGCGCTTGGCGGGCTGATTTAGGATTTCTCGTTAACGGCCATCAGGTTATTCCGTCTACGGCTACTGGAAACACCGGAGCAGCAGCGGGGCTAGTTTCTCTCGTTCCTGGAGCGGAATCATTCGGATTCACAACTCTATCTGCTGGAGTAAGTCCCACGATAAGCACTACAGCAGCCTGCTCACCGAGTGCGACGTGCGTATACAAGCTTACAAATTGCGGCAATGGTGGCACGGCTGTGGGGGTGCTCGAGCCGACTTCATGGGTTAGTGGGACGTCGTTCACTATTACATCAATAAACCCAACCAGCGGAGTAACACAGACCCTTGACACGAGCCATGTCTGCTGGCAGATAAACTAGCTTTACGATTTTCAACCTTGGAGACAGACAATTGGCCGAGACTGTAGCAGAGATCGAGGACGATACAATGGTAGATCGAAGAGCAGAACCCAGCTTTACGAAATGGCTTATCCCTACGGCGTGCGTGATGCTTGGAGCAGCTCTTACGATCGGCACAAACATTATGTCGTTTCAGATGCGATCCAATTACGACGATCACGCTACTAGCTCTAGCAGCCAAGCCGAGATCGCAGCCTTACAGGACAGGGAACGAGCAATCGAGACTCAATTGGCCGGCTTGCCTACCATCTACGTGAGCCAGAACGCATTCACTGAATTTAAAGCTAGGTATGAGAAGGATCAAGCTGAAGAGCATGACTTTCGTGTCAGGATCGATAGCAAGATGGATATGCTGCTTGCGGATCGCGGCGTGAAGATGAGTAAGCCTAAGACGGCTTTTGATGAAGATCCCAGATCGATGGCACGCGATTTCATGCCATCTGAACATGCTTTCACCACACTACCTCACAATTAAAGGAGAACCACCATGGGAACGACACCAGTAAACGACCCTACCGGAAATCCGCACGGTCCAGTACAGAACCCACCAACCCCCGCCGCCGTCCCGGTTGAACCAGTCCCCGAAGGCGATGACGAATCTCTCGACGAAGAAGCAGAGCACTACCAGAAAACTCACGGATGGTTGCCGTGACAGTCTGGATACCGCTCATAATTGCGCTCATTGGGGCGATCCCTGCCACCATTGCTGCCACAGCCGCGCTTATGGTTGGCTTGAACAACCGCACAAAAATCGGAAGCGTGGAAACGAAGGTTGATGGTCACCTGTCCGTAATGACTTCAGAACTGGCCGAGTCCAAGGCTTTAATACTGGAACTCACCCGAGTGAAAGGGCAATTTCAGGGAACCCAAGAAGAAAGAGATAGACCTTCTTGATTCTAGGTTTACAATGTACGCAACATGATCGCTTTTATTAGGAAGATCATCGCAGCCTTTTTATGGCGTCGCACCTGTACCATATGTCAGGGAACGGGTCGATCTGACATGTACGATCACCGGTGCGTGGTGTGCGCTGGAAGGGGTAAGCTATGAACGCCGTCAATCACATTTTCGCGAATTGGAAAACAAGTCTTCAGGGGGTGCTAAGCTTTGTCAGCGTTATTGGACTCTATTGTGTCACGCTTCCGCCTGAAGTCATACCCTCCCATACAGGAGTCATCATCGCCGCAATCAGTGGAGGAGCCAAGATTATCCTCGGTTTTATCCAGTCTGATGCCAAGCCATCCGTTACCTCCAGCGTCACCATCGAAACCACAACCCCCACAACCATGTAAGGAGACCCCCTTGAGTATTCTCAGCGATATCGAAGCAGCCGGTCAGAAGATCGGAACATTCCTCACCAGCATCGTTACTGGAGCCAAAACCGTGCAGAAGATTTACGGCGCTCTCTCAGGTCCGGTAATCGCCGCGTCGATGGCCGTGTTCTATGACGTCGTGAAGACTATCGCCGCCGCGGAGAAAGCAGCCGCAGCCGCCAGCGCAGGTAACATCCCCCTGACGATCACTCTCAGCGAAACCACCATCGGGCTCGTGAAGACCGTCGTCGCCGATGCCATCGCCGGCGAGAAGACCGTCGTCGCCGACTTTCAGGCCCTGAATATCAAGCTGTAGGCTGGCCGAATGTCCCTTGCGATCCGCATCGCCCTCTTTGCCCTCTTACTCGTGGCGACGGGGGCGATTGCGCTTGGAACGTGGGGAGCGTTCGTGCTCAACCGGCATCTCATCGTCGCCATCGACGGCATCGGTTCAGCCTCGATGGATTCCAGTGCGATATTGCATCGAATCGACGGGCCGGCCGGTACCGTGGTCGAGATAGATAAACTCCTCCTGGCCCTCAAAAGCACAACCGTTCACGCGGACATGATGATTGCCCATGAAGACAAGCAGCTCGACGTATACGATTCCTACATCTCAACGATGGCCGACGACATACATGATGTATCTGCGAGACTCGGAGGGACGGCTGACGCGGCCACAGGAACCGCCCGCAGCGCCACCGCAGCCATCGACACAGCCAACCGAACCATCGCATCAGGACAGCCGCTAATAGAGTCTGCCACGTCCCGCATCAACGATCCACGCATTGACCGTCTGATGGACAGCTTGAATGTGACCTCGACAAGCGTAGCGGGTATCACGGCAGACTCTAAGCGCGTGGCCGACGACATGACCGCGCAATACTTCAAGAAAGTTCCGTGGTGGAAGGAGCCGGGCAAGTGGTATCGGCTTGGAATCGATGCGGCAACCTTAGCAAAGTGAGGTTTCCATGCAGATCATCTACCGGGAAACTCCCGACCATCCTGAAATCACCTACCCTGTTTATCTGTGCTTTGCTGGACATGGAGTGATTCTGGAGTTGACACCGTGCGACGTAAACACGTTCTTGAAAGTGGCGCATATCGCGGTGGACGGCGACGAACGAGAGGAAGAGAATGAACACCAGTGAAAACGGGTTTGCCTTGATCCGGTCGAATGAAGGGCTGGGCCTGAAACAATATCTAGATCAGGGGAAATGGGCGATTGGTTACGGCCATGATCTTCTTCCGGGCGAGACTTACCCCAACGGGATCGACCAGTCGACAGCTCAGAAGATTCTCGAAAAGGATGTGGCGTCGTGGGACGTGTTCATCAATCATCTTGCCCCTCAAGCCAACCAAAACCAGCATGACGCACTGGCCGACTTCACGCATCAATTCGGTCCTGGAGGACTGCAGCAGCTTCTCTCTCACGGGTGGGATCAAGTAACCGTTCAGATGCCGCGCTGGATCCACATGCGCAACGCCGCAGGTATCGAAGTAGTATCTCCGAACCTCGTGGCGCGTCGCAACAAGGAAATTGCCTTGTTTAATTCGTAGGAGTAAAAATACTTTGCAGCCCGTCGCCCTGCGTGCCAGCGTTGACGTTACTTGGTTTTCAGCGCGTCCATCGACTGCTGAACCATCTCTTGTATCAGCGATTCGGCAGACCTACTTGTCTCTGTGTCTGCAATTTCATGGATGTTACGCAGCGCAATTTCTAACCGTTTGATCCTGTCGTTCTGCTGTCCGATCGTCCGCTGCTTGCGCATCGCCTCTGCACGCCAGTGGTCGGAGAGCTGAGCAGCTTTTCCGTGTGATTCCTCCTCGACCATGCGCATCATCGCAAAATCCGCCAGCGTCCAACTAACTCCACCAATTACAGTCAGTAAGCAAGCAATCCATGAGTCATGCTGAAACTGGCCGGTAGTGAATCCATCAATCAAGGCACCGATAACTATAAATGACCAGCATCTACCCAACAGCACATAAGACATGAGGTTACTCTTTGCCATGTAATTCTTCCGCTACCATAGCTTTTCGATTTATCTCTCTTATGTTCCGTTTGTTTCGGCACTTGAAGCATCGCGAGTATTTACTAGATGGCATTTTGGCCGCGCAGTCTATGCAGCATATCGCCAGCTTAAGTCTCTTACGCCGCTCCGTCAGAGACTTCCTTACGGTTGCGCGTCTCTCTTCAATCGTTTGCATTAAGTCTGTCCTCCTCCACAAGTCCATCTACCAAGCTAATACCTGTGATCTGTTTAAAAACTTGCTTGAATCGTGGACCTGCCGGAGCGCGCATATTAACCACGTCGCTAATATATCCGGGACTAACTAGAATACCTTTATCTTCCAGCCAGTCCGAGAATTTCTGCTGGGTCATCTTTTTGCGCTTCATCCACGAAACCAATGTATGCGCCTGCTCTTTGCGGGTTAGACTCCTTCGTCTCTTCATGGAAAAATAGTACGCCTAAATAAAATGGATTGCAACGAAAATAATCGTTGACACGGAAAGGACTGAGCGAGTAGATTTGTTTTCAGCGGCTATCATTCCACGCTGTACGGAGAGGCGTCATGCAGGATTGCGGCGGCAACCTTGGTGAGCCGTAATGTTCTCGACCTGCACGCCCGCCTGAAGTTAGAAGAAGTCGTGGAAGAGATCGTGCCGAAGCCGGTTCCGGTCGTTGCAGTTGAAGCCGAAGAAGAAAGCAAGCTGGAAGCGCTCTAATCAAGTTTCCCGGCTCCCCTTACACGGGCATAGAAACTGCGACCGTACTGGATTCCGAATCAGACTCCGAACCTAAACGGTCAGCCGGGAATTCACATCGAGTGAAGGAGAAGCATGAAGCGAAGCGAATCAATTGCGGCAATCGCTAAGGCTTTGGCGGATTCACAGAAGGAATATACGCCAGTGCCAAAGAACAAGATCGCCAAAATCAGAGGCAAAAATAACACTGAGTACAGCTACAAATACGCTGACTTGGCTGACGTTTTAAGTATGGCTGTTCCTATATTGGCGGCACATGGAATAGCCTTTCTCCAGCCGAACGAACGTGCTGCCGATAAGCTTTTCGTGACTACTCTTCTGATCCACGAATCGGGAGAGTGGATGCAGTCGGATGGCATTGAAGTCGATGAGATGGAAATGAAGTGGAACGAGTTCGAGAAAAAGTCTGTTCTCGAAAGATGCGATCCGCGAACCATCGGAGGCGACTTCACTTATTACCGCCGTTACGATGGTTGCTCTTTCATAGGCATCGCCCCAGACGAAGACGTCGATGGCGCAAACCATGGACCGTTGCCCGACAAGCGCGGCAAAAATACGACGGAATCCACAGAATCTAGTGCAAGATCGCACCAAACCGCAGGAGCGACCAGCACGCAACAATCAGCCCAGCAGGCCCACCAACGTGCAGCGACCTCACCAGCAGGCGCACAGCCTCAGCGCAGTGAGTTTAAGACGGTCATCAAGAGCGTCAAGGAAATTCAGGGTGTACCTTCCAAGCCTGCCAACGGCGATATCCCGGCGATGCCTGGAGTTAGACCGAGGATGGTTGTCACTTTTCTCGATCAGCTTAGCGGCACGAATGAAGCATCGTGCTTTGACACTGGGCTCTGGCCCACGCTGCATGATGCTGTTGGCCTTGAAGGTGTGTTCTTGGTTGCTGAAAAGGACTCCAAGGGGAAGCACTACATTAACGTTGAGGACGTATTGTCAATTGACGGGACTCCTTACGTCGACGGCAAACCAGCAGTAGACACAGCGACCGGCGAAGTACTCGCAGAAAGGGATGCGCAGTAATGAATCAAGCACAGCAACGATTTCTGATGAACCGGCTAGATGAGGCGAAGCGGAAGAAGCCTTCGATCTACGGGAACAATAGAATCGCCATGCCCGCTATACCCCCAAGAGTAAAAGCAGCCAAGGATGGTATTGAGAAGGCGAAAAAGATTGTCGCAGACTGGGAGTCTCATTGCGACAAGGTGCGCAAGTCGGTTACCGACAACGTCGATGCGGCCTTCTACGATGCAAAACAGGCCATCCTGTTTTCGGAGACTGCTGAAGCTATCAAGGCGGTAGAGAAGTTCGAGCGAATGAAGTTCTGAAGGAGAGCAGCGCAATGGAATACATAAAGGTTGACAATAAGCAGATTGCAGAGGTGGGTTTCGGAGAGGGGTTCTATGGACCCGAAACCCTTGGCATTATCTTCACCCCTAACCGCAAACAGGCAGCGGGAAGGGTTCCGGGCAACGAATATCACTACGATGGCGTGACGGCAAGGGTGCATCGGGCCATGACGGCAGCAGACGACGTATACGTGTACTTCAGCGAAAACATCAAGAAACACCCCGAGGCGTTCCCGTACGTGAAGATCGAAGCAGTGCCAAAAGCTCCCGTGTATGCCAGCCAAGAACCGGGGATGTTTGACGATCCACGGTCGGAAGGATGGGTTGCGGACCCTACCGAACCCCGCCGCACAACCCAAGCAACTGTGACGGGGACTACGCAGGATTCGAGTGGGACGACCAAGAC